ACGGACTTGGATAAACATCCGTAGGTAACTATATATTCTCCAATAACGTAGTCTTTATTTCAAGACTTAGGCTAATACCCGGCCAGTAAACTGGATATATAAAACTCAAACATTGTTTAACGTTTTATATATTATTGCAGATATTACTCCACCAATGACTCTCATTTATCTTCTCTCACCATACAAAGCGATTATATCTGGTCTCTATCATCTCCACCACCTTCTTGATATCAGATAAAGTTAGTTTCTTTATCTCCATATTCCTGCTATCCATTCTGACAAAAGAGTCCTTGAACTCCTGCTCGGTTATGGCATCCAACCTAAATAGATTGTATTTTATAAGTAACTGGGTTACGTCAAATATCAGGATATTAAGATCAATATCATCCTTCAACTCATTAAGAAGATCACGCATCATTTCCTTAATGGCGTCAGTGTCAAGTTCCAGCTTCTCGGCCTCCTTCATCAGCTTCTTGATGATACCATTGTACTCGATTATGATATTAGCGTTATCGTCATCGGCAGGTAGAAGGATATCCATCGTACATTTTATACCCACCTTATCACTAAGCCTTTTGTTGAACTCAGTCATATAATCAAAAGCCTGATCCCTGCTTAAAGCGTATGTATGGTCAAACAACTGCCTTTGTCTGTTATTGACAAAATAATGACTGGTGTATAACATCATCAAAACCTTCACTCGCTGGATGCGTAGGTCTTGCATAATTTTCCGATGTAAAAAACTATCTAACTGCATAATATAAAGAGTCCCCACCGGGGCCATCACACACCCGACAGGGACCAACTTTTAAATATCTTACTCGTCAGGTGATGGACTGACACCGCGAAGATAAATCAAGATAATTTATTTAGCAAGGATTTTCCGCTTCATTTTCTCCGGATACTACGTTACCGCCGGAAACCAAAGACTTGTCCTCGGCCGCCTTCGTAGGCGAGGCGAACTCCGATGGCAGATCCGGCAGGTTAGGGAACGAGACTTTCGTCTCCTCCTTGGATACCTTGTTCTCCTTGATACTCATCCTAAACTTAGGAGCTATGAAAGGATCGTTGTTAAGATCGATGTTGATCGTAACGTCATTCATCAAAATATCCTCCTTAGTTCTGGAATCACCTATCCATCCTCTTACGTCAGCGGTCATAGGCATCCTGCTAGCCGCTTCCTTGACAGCTTTAAGCCGGTTCTTGATAACATCCACGTCTCCCGCCAGCGGAATCATATATGTCTTATTATCCAACCCTGATCTGGCTATAGCGTTATTAAGATCCATTATATCATCAATACTTACGCCTCCGCCTAGACCTTCCGTAATCCTATCAGCCATCGATCCGATCATGGATGAGAATGATGATATATCCTGATTTTTCAATCTTACGGGGTACAGGTAATTTCTTCCATTTCCTGTCTTTATAGCTACAACCGGGATACGCGAATTTTTATAATTACCATACTTGTCCCTAACGATAGCCGTACAGAACGGGAATATGTTATACCTAATATTATCCTTCATCGTAACCTCCCCGTTCTCTATATATCCTACGCTCTCGACCTTACCAACCGTCTCATTGGTAAAGTCATTTTCGGATACCATCAACGTACCATTATCATCACTTATGCTAAAATTAGGTCTTCCTGGCAAAACACTGGTGACTGCGCCTACGAACGGTATATCAATCTCGCCAGCGACAGATCCCACATTATCCCTATACAACTCAAAGGCCATACTCCTTAAATCAGCGTTACTCCCTTTTGAGTCTGGATCATTGGCTTTTAGCACCGAGACAAAATTACCATCACTATCCACGATCTTAATAACCATATTATCAACCAGCTCTCTGTAAGCCGACTTAGTCTCATCAGAATTAGGATCAACGGCGTTAAGGCTATTGTATTTATCATACAGTCCCTTGGTGTATGGATCTGACATATCCATCTTAAACCTTACCATATCACCCTTGCGAAGGCTAGCCGCTGCTTCCTGATTCACCGACTCGTTATTAGACCCAAACGTATCACCCGTATAATAAGGGACAATAGACCCATCCTGCCCCTTGCGATACACCATGAACCAATTGGAGGTCGATAAGGCGGTCTGCCGCCCCAGTATGACACCGGTAGCGTTCTCGAAAGCCTGAGCGTCATCCTCACTAATCATCCATCTTGAATGATTCTTGGACTCAATAACGCTGAACATGTTCGTCCCATCAGTAAAATCCATCACCATCTTATCATCCATAACATATTCACCGGGCGTGACGAGAGCCTTAAGCCCGGATCCCGCCATAAACCTGTCAAGCCTCATTCCTCCTACCTCATAATACATGACCCCACCGATCTCCCTCTTTTGAGCCATCAACACCACCGGATTCTGGGCGGCGTTGACCTCCGTCCTGCCGGTGGATGTCCCGGGTTCGCTCTCCGTGAGAACATCACCCATAGGTATAGACTTATCGTAATCCTTGACAACCATACTTCCATTATCATACAGCCTCATCCATTCCACGAATTGAAGAAGAGGATCATCGGAATAATTATTGATAATATCAATAGCCTCATTAAGTTTATCCTGATCAACTTCATTCCCGTTGTCAATATCATTCATAAGATCATTGTAAGTCTGTATAGCCCCCTTAACCTGATCCTTATCAAGACCATTAATGTTTATATCTATGATATCATCAATAGTATCTCTGATGTTATTTAAGACGTTATCGTTGGTATTTAACCTATCTATCATTGACCTAATCTTATTAAGCCTAGCTATAGGATTATCGCCAAACCCATTTACAAGATCATTGATACGATCCTTATTATTATCATATATCTGCCTCTCCCTAGGAGATAAGATATCCTCATTACCGTTCCATATCTTTATAGCTATATTATTGATTCTATCATCAGAAGGATTTATGATATCCTCATTATCAGGTACATTCCCAACGATACCTCCCTCATCAGCCTTGATCTCATTCTCCATAGATCTGGCTATCATATGATTATATGTCTTGAACATAAATGCCTCATCCTCTCCTATAAGACCATCTTGATAAGCTTTATCTATGGCCTGATCATTGGCATAAAGGGAATTAGCATCAGGATCATCGGTATTCCTGAAATCATACTTGCTGTCATCCTCCTCATAAGTCTTCCCCCATGCGTTCGATAATATCTTCATGAACCCGCGCTCCTGCGCCCGGATGAATCTTCTGTCACGCATACGACGAAGTGACTCGTTTATATTCTTATAAGCCACAAGATTATGACGATACTCGCTAAGCAACGCCATAGCCTCCTTATGATTATCAACCCCACGGATAGATACGGCATTCTCAAAACCGACTATAGTCTCATAAGCTGCCATAAGATCGGCGGCGCTGATCCTTGATTCATCCCTGTTTAATAACAGCTTAGATATATCTGTCTCTGAGTTAACTAACGTAGCTAATCTCCTCTCCAAAGCAATCCTATCCTCCGTCAATTTAAGAAGTCTATCATTCTTCTTGGCTAACTTGACCTTATCAAACTCAAGAGCTTCCTTAGATGTGACACTCTGCTGAAGCTTCAAAACATTCTTCTCCATTTTCTGTATATCATCTGTAAGCTTCCTGAGTTTCTCAAGATCCCTACTCGAATCAGGATTAAGACGAGAATATATATCTAAAGCAGGTCCTATATCCGTATTGTATATCCTTCCTAACTGATTAGCGATATCATCCAAGTTATCCTTAGCCTCAAGACCGTTATAAGCCATGTTGGAGATATAGGTGTTAAATGATCTATTGGATATACCATAGGTAAGGGAGTCGGCAAATCTGCTGGCCATAGTAAAATTATCAACCTTCTTATTGAACTCACTGATAAGGTTGGACTTATACTCATTTACCTGCTCATCTGTCATATTCATATCGGAGGCTATATCGCTATTAGGTATAGACTCGATGACTGTCTTGAAATTCTCCTTAGTATCATCTAACATCCCCATTTCCTGATCATAACGAAGACGGTTGAATACGGCATCACTAAAAGTCTTATCTACGATTCTAGAATTAGGTATATCATCAGCGTTATTATCCGTTTTCAAGCCTGATAATTGAGCGTTAAGAGCCATACTGCCACGAATAGCACGGATAGCGGCGGTAGTCAAGGCGCCGGCATTGGTGTTGTAGACCTCCACCATCCCCTTGTTCCGGGACATGTCTTGGCTCCATTCCTTTATACCACCAATAGTTTTTCCTCCCATAACCGATCCGATAATCATACCGATGCCGATTTCCTTCCATCCCTGATTAGATCCGTAAGTCTCCTTGAACCCGTTCTTTATAGCCTCCATATAGCCTATATTCTGCCGGATAGCCATAGGATTGTATCTTGATTCTACCCAATCCTCGGCGGATTTACTAGCCACTCCCTGAAGACCTTCCTCATACAGACCCTCAGATACCGGGCGTTTGATGATATTGAACGTATTCCCGGCTATTTTCTGCCATTTCTTAGGCGTTATGGCCCTTAATGTCCCGTTATCCATCCTCTCGGCGCCTACGCCAAATATATTGCGTTTTATGAACTTATCCACGCCAAGATCCATGCCGAACATATCGCCGAACATAGCTATATTGGATAATGACAATATACCGACATTAGCGCCAAATACGGCATTAGCGGCATCGGCGTTGTCAGCCCTGAACTTCATAAGCTCCTCATATGGGACTTCCCTTCCATAAGCGTTACGGTAAGACTGCCTGAAATTCTCCTCAGCCTCCATCAACATGCTTCTAGCTTCGACAGATGCCTCCCATGAGGTAGATGCACCAAGGAAAGCGAGGGTGTCCAGCCCCTTGCCTATCCTCTGTCCAGCACGGGCGGCCCTAAGGTAAACGCCGAACGCTTTCTTGGTATCCGAAACCGCTTTGCCTATCCTAGCCAAAGCCACGCCTGCCCTAGCTCCCGTACGAGCTAAGTTCATCAATCCAGCACCGGAATATACAGCTGATGATAACATGGCACCAGCGGTAAAAGCAAGACCGGATAAGAAATCGTTAGACCAGAAATTAGCCGTAGTCATGCTCTGAAGAAAATTCATATCCCGCTCCTCTCGATTGTAATAATGAGCTAGACCATAATCCATCTTCTTATCCCGATCATCCAGCCATCTCGTGAAATCGTTATCAAATACGGCGTTAAAATTACCTCTGGATACACCGGCGTAAATACCATAAAAAGGCTGGATAACGCCGCCTAATCCGTATAAAGCAGCCTTACCCGCCAGCTTACCCAATCCTCTCATCCATTTCTCGGTCCTACCCTGGCTCCTAGATAGACGCGTGTCGTTATCTACGCATGGAATATAAGACTCGTATTTAGGTATCCAAGTACCGCTACTGAGTCGATATCTTGAATCCTCCAACGATATCTCCGGACCTGTAAGGTTAAACCTACCCTTATAGCTTTGGTCAGATGCCATATATCCCAATGGGGACATATGCTTTATATCATCATAATAATTTGTCTTAACGGTATTCTTAATCCTTTCCGACAATGATGGTATCTGCGACTTTGATCTCTCCGAAGCAGAGTACGGATCAAGCACGGGAGGCAAATCACGATCCGGTATATCATAGGTATTCGTACCAATGGCTCTAGTGGCATCAACACCCATTGTAGGATAGCCATATCTTTCGGCCAATTTCTTTCCATCAGGAACGTTATTACCGGTTTCCATTATTTCCATTATTTCCACTATTTCTGTTTTTTATCTCTTGATCAATGATACTGGCTATAGGGGAGATGAAACTCTCGAAGTCATCGGTAGTCGATCTGCCCTCACTCCTCCAATACACCTCATTTTCCTTACTAAGTATCTGTTGCCACGCCATAGTCAAATAATACTGAGGACAAAAATCAATCTTTCTGGCTACTTCGTCAGCGTAAGCTACGCCATCTAGGTCTATAGAATACAACGGGGTATCTCCCTTACTGGCTTTCCCCTTACCATATATATCCACATTTATGCCAGAAGATCCATTATTATACTTATATCCTGAAGCCCTTAACTCGTACATGGAAGCGTTATCAAACAACACGTCAGTAGCGATCATCATCTGATTCTTCCTGATATTACCGTCATTTATATTCGTAAACATATCTATATAAGGCATTGTCATATCTTTGGCCCCGCTGGCGTAAGCGAATGGAGCCACCTGCAATGACTTAGCCATCTTCCCATAAGCGTTATCACTTGAATTAGCGAACGATATAGATACAACACCAGAGTCGTAGGTCTCGGATGGAATATTTACCTCCTCTTTATAGAAAGCAAGGTCATTGGCAGCCAGATCAGCCTCGCTTACCTCAATAACGGATCTACCATCACCTCCATTATTGCCAATGATCTGATACTTACCATCACCTATAGGGGATATGGTAAACGTTATCTTCGTATTGGCATTATCCTTATCCTTAGGAATAAAACCACCACCACGGGTAAATAGGTCACTAATCTTTATATAATCATACTCGGCTTTGCTTTTAGACGGATAATCACCGGAAAAGATATACTCACGCTCGGCGTACTCATGACGATATTGCCTTAAATAATCCTCGCCAGCACGCTTTGCGTCATCATTTAACCTACCCAAATCTCCACGGCTCCATTTATGCCTTAATAAATCATTTCTTTCCTTATGCGCTTCGTCATATATAGCGGTAGCGACAGCGATCGCTCTATTATCCCTAGCAAACCTGTCTTTTATTTCCTCGATATGCCTATTCTTGTTAGCCCCAGATACGGCAAGAGACATTATAGATTCAATATCATCAAGCGACAAAGACGTTCCCATAAGATCATTCAAACGATCCATAATAATACTTGACTGACCTGAATCTACCGATACGTATGGCGCTTCCCCTTGAATATTACTATTAACAACGTTTATATTATCATTTAGCAAAGAACTATAAGCAGATAGCTTAGCCCAATCGTCTAATGTTATATCCTTTATGCCATCTATATCAAAAACCTTATCACCATTATTGTTAATATCCCCAAGATTGAATGTGCCAAATCCGTAACTAATGTCTATACCTGATCCTTCATACGATCTAGCCTCTTTCTCAATTATAGCATCAACACCATCCAAAACAGTATTCTCAGCCTTATTGAAACCCTCATTAATCTTACTATACTTATTCCTTTGGTTATTTAACCCAAGAAGCTTTATATAACTATCCTTTCCATTATAATCAAGAAGTGTATTCGTAGATCCACCATTAGCCTTAAAATAAGTCATGATAACCTGACCCCTATCCATATCCTTGACCACATTACTATTCTCAGGATCAGATGCCCATGCGTCGATCTTCCTCTTGGCATCGTCTGATAGAGACTTTACAAAATTCTCCATGCCTGTATTCACCGCCTTTTCATTGGCTATAAATCCATTCATGAACTCATCGCTTATATTCACATCTTCAAGATTGGCACTCTTCGTAACCACGGTGGGACCGGTCATGTCATCGCCTCCACCATTTCCATTCTCCGATTTACCTGATTTACTAGCTCTTATCAAAGCGGATTTCTCCATGGCTAGATTATGCCTTTTTGTCTCATTGAACTTAGCCCTCTCCATTATCTGTTGATTAGCCTTGAAATAATAATCATCAACACCAAGCGTCTCGTATGAGTTATTATAAGACCATCGTAACCCCACGCCACGAAGGAACTGCTGCCTCACCATGAACATGCCGGCCCGCTCCGGACTGTAGTTGCTGCCGATAACTCCCTCAGCCTCCTCCACGAAATCATTTTTCTGCTTGGTGATATCCGCCAGCTCTGACTCCAACCTAGCCTTTTTGACCTTATCATTGCCAACGCCCTTTAGCTTTGCCCGTATAGATTCTTCCTTGGCACTAAAATCATCAATATACCCTTTAAGGAAATCAGAGGTACTCTGGACATTGAATAGGTCAGGATTCGTCCTAGCCATATACCTACCCTCTAGTTGCATCTGAGCTTTGCCGTTCTCTGATATGGAAGCCATGGCTATATCCCTGACTTGAGCATAGCTTATTTCATCTATATACATCTCACGCATCTCCCCCGTCCTGTTACCATTGGCATCAATCACCGGCACATTGACTTTCTTTCCCTTATTAAGGGAGATGAAGTTCTTCATCTTCTCATCAACCTCAGCGTGATAATCCGTATAAGGAGTATAATGTATAGGATTAAGACGTGTTCCTACCTGACCGTCATTCATCCATGCCACGGCATCGGCGAAAGCCTCAGCCTCGTTTATAGGACTATACATCTTAGGATTATTCAATTTCATATCCTCCATCTTCTCACTAAACGACCGGATCTCCCTAGTGCCGGCAATGGCATTCAACACACGGGTATCCAGAGCCTCTCCAAGACGAGCCTGTATACTTCTGGCTATACCATCAGAAGCCAGATTAGATTTACGATACACGTTATTCACGTCCTGTATCAATCCATTTAACCTATTCTGAAGATATTCCCTATCCTGAGGTTTTATAATGTCAGAATTGATAATATAATCAGCATACTCGTTTATAGCCTGCCGATTGGTATCTATCTTCTGCTGCATGTATCCCATACCCTGCATCATGACATCCATGTTGTAGGGTGATACGTACTTACCGTAATTCCTTAATATACTGTATTGTGAAGCCATCATTTATCCCTTTTTGCCTTTAGTTACTTCCTGAGCAGGATATAATCTCCTGTAACTTAATATATCTCCTTGAGGGTCTGCGATCAACTGGCCATTGGGACCAATCTTAACATCCCCAAATATAGATCTTAATGTATTCATGGTCGTAGCCGTGTTCCACTTCTGCTGAATCTCATCATTGACGCTATCGAAATACCTAGCCCAGTTCTCGTCATTTATAGCCAATCCCTGCAATATCCGTTGTTGATAAGCTTGACGTTGGGCTATGTTCTTGTCGTAAGTATTCGCCCATGATTGAGAATTGACATTATCAGCCCAAGTCCTTTGAGCCACATTCCCTTGTTCTACCTCATTTATATACTTACCTATATTGGAACTCATGATAGCCTGTAAATTGGAAGATAAAGCCCCTCTCTGGGAATCCGGGACATTACCCATCTGATCCAATTGTAATTGGAAAGCACGATTAGCCTCAACCATATACTGATCAGCCGATCTCAACACCGGGTCCACGGTAGGAGCGTAATGTCTTTCCAGACCTTCCGTTGTCACGGCTCCCGGAGTCATCCTGAACACCTCAGGAAAGTCAAGACCACCACCTACTATATTCCTGCCTCCATTGCCGCCGTTCGACTTACCGGCATTTGTGTTGGTTTTAGGAAGTGTATTAGGATCAATCAGCTCAGGCATATCCAGCTTAACATCAGGATCCTCCACATCACCTATATCCATAGGACCGGGAGCCACCTTATGCGGGTCAAGTATAAAATCAAGACCTTCCATTCCCTTCATGGATCTCAATGCCTGCATCTTAAGCATATCCTCGCCAAGTATCTTATTAACGACATCCTTGTTCTTATCAGAGAACAGTTGGCTAAAATGGGTGATACCGGCATCGTTAAGAGCCTTATGCTGTTCCTCTGTAACAACGTCTAGACCGATCATAGGGCGAGATGTGGTAAACAAACCTAATTTATTGTCTCTCATCCTATCATGATATGCGGCTTTCTTGTCTTCCGGGTAATTACCTTGACTATCCTCACCGCCAAAGGAAACGAGCGTCGTGTAATCCCGAAGCGCCTCGGCGTTGGCGATGATCGGGTTCTCAGCCGTAGCCAAGCCCATCCAGCTACTTGTCTGACCGTAGATAGCGTCTTGCAACGCCCTAGCCCTAGTGCCCTCTGAAGCTCCCATATAAGCATCGTAAGCGACCGGATTGAATGTCTTATAATAATTCAACCTCTCATCCGTATTAATACCTCCATAAGAGCCATCAGTTCCTTGGCGCTGATAACCGAAATAGTTAGGATCATTGTTGAACCTATTCTCGATCGGGCGGAAAGTTAATTTACGACCGAACAAAGACGTGCCTCCTATCTCCATCTTCTGGCGAATACCAGCCACTTTCTTAAGCAGCTCTTTCTTAGCCTCAGCTATATCCTCCTCCGTAAGACCGTATTCTTTCATGGATCTGGATATGATATTATCTATCTCGCCTCCCTTGGCAAAATAAGTATCCTCATCCTTCTTCATCTTCCGGTCTTCCTGCTCCTTGTATATGACATTAGCGAAGTCCGTAAACCTTCCCTCTAATCCATTAACCGTATCGTTGCTATCATTTATAGCCTTAGATAATACGGAGGCGTTTAAACGCCTTGTATTCTCGTCATCTATCTTATCGTTTTTCTTCAGCTTCTCCAACGCCTTCTTCTGGTCATCGTAAGCCGATTTAAGACCGATCTTAGCCTTATACCTGTCCATTAACGTAGCATACGTATCCTTAGGCGTGGCTTTGATCCCATACGTATCTCTGATGTATTTAGCGAAATCCGGCTCTATGGTTGTGTCGTCGGTAATAACCTTCGTACCTTCCTCCAAGGAAACGGGCGTTCCCCCATCGGCATGCTTCTGCCCCATGGCCTCCATCGGCGCCTCTCCGGGCTGCTCCACGTACTCGCCCTTCTCGACCTCCACGTTGGCTTGATCTTCCATCGACTTAGGTAACGGATATAGGTACTCACCGGTAAGGCTTCCGCTATCGAACCTATTATTAGGTCCCAGATAAACGCCCCCGCCATCCTTGTACTGCATTTGGGATTGCCTTCTTTGCCTAGCCTCACGTTCCTGAGCTAACCTAATATTGGTACGAGTACCTTTCTCTGACGCTATCCCAGAAACCACGTTACGAGCCAACCCCATGATACCACTAATTCCAGAGGCTATGGTAGTTATCGTATTAGCTGTTTTAGCCCCGGTGGATAAATCGCCATATCCCTCGCTTCTCATACGACCTATACCACGACCCATCTGAGTGAATCTAGACCCTATATCATCAGCGCCATAGTAAGGGATGGTGGTAAAATCAAAAACATCCGTACTACCAGACTTATCAACCTTCTTATTACTGTCAACCAACGCGCTCAAATCACTTGTATCAATGGTATTAATATCAGGATGCTGAATATCAAATCCTATCTGGGTAGACGAAACCAAAGGCTCCACTCCAATACCCTGAAGACCAACAACATTACCGGGCATAATAGGGGTGACTTCCCCAGCCTCTTGATATTTAGGTATCTTCCTCTTGATTACGTATTTGCTCATGTCTAATTAATTTCGTTCTGACACAAAGATAATTTAAAAAAACAGAGACTCATCATTTTACAATGACGAGTCTCTCAGCAAATGCTATTATTATGTACAGAATTAAATTCTTTTTATGAATAATGATCCTATGGCCTTAACCAAGTCATAAAAACCAGCAGAGCTGAGGCCTACAGCCACTCCATATAATAAAGCTTCCCACCATTCACTCCCTATAAGCAATGGAGACACCTTTAGAAACCACGCTAATATACAAACCAGCATACCTATGACTACGGCTGATAGGACTTTAGCCCACTTATGGGTGTCGATATACGGCACAACCTTAGCTAACTGCGTAGCTGACATCGTGACGAAAGCCATGATGCCGGTGAAGGTAGTTAAATCAATAGTGATAGCCCCTTCTGATGGGATTACCTCTTGCGCCATCAAAGCGAATGGCGTCAATAACATAGCAAATAAAAACAACAATCTTTTCATATCTAAAACGTTTAATTACTTCACAAATATAGTATTAATTCTGTGTTCTGCTCATACCCTTTATATTAAGACTTAATCCCGGTATCATATTAAGCACCAACTGCCTTTTCGCCCGCTCCCTACGCATACGCTCGGCTTCCGCTATCTGCTTCTCTGATTGGGGGTCGTTCTTGATGTTATTAGCGATATCCTCTATAGCTTTCTTGTTAGCGCCAGATTGAGCTAGCATCTTATATAACAGGTCTTGACCTTCCTTCTCCCACCAGCTATCTATGGAAGGGCGAGAAGCCAAAGAAGGATCGGCAGGGGCTACCGTCTCAGGTACGGACTGCTGACCTCCGTCCCCCGTGCCCGAATTCCGCTGCCCGAACTCGTATCTCATTGGCTCGACCTCAGGGACACCATACCTATTAGCGAATACATCAGCGAACTCAAATCTCTTCTCGTTTCTTAATGTCGATCCAAGAGGCCTTCCATACCCCTGATTCCATGCTACGGTAGCGTCCTTGTAGTTGGTAGCGTTATCAAAATCAGCCTTTGAGTACATATAATAATTATATACATTGCCTTGAGCGTCCTTATCAAAGAACTTGCCTTGGTTCATGTAGTTCCATCCTAGCCCCGGTACACGACCTTGATACTCATCCACAAGATAATCCAGTTGTTGGGTTAATGTAGGCTTCTTTCCGTACCTGCGCTGTAGCTCTTTCTTCCTCGGTCCAAGCCATTGCTGGATACCAAAGTCACCGGCGGCTCCTAGGGCAGTGGTATCCCCTCCGGATTCGGCGGCGATGTTAGACAGGATGCCGATCGCTTGTGTTTGTGGTATCCCCTTCTTATCCGTCAGATAATCCCATATCTCATCATATACAGCCATTTTGCTATCCCCTGATCTACGAGGATCAATCACATACTTGCCAGAACCATAAGAGCGATTGGTATTTACAGGACCTCCCTCTTCTTTCTCCTCCTTATCATCAACCAGCATAGTAGAACCAAGACCTACATAATAATCCAAATCCTCATAAACACGGTTGACAACTTTCTCGGCTATATCCTGAAATTTTTTCTTATCATCCTTATCCGGTATCCTTTTCTTTATCCCTCTCAACGTCTTACCTAAATACTTGGTGAACACGCCATTTGGGATGCTCGCATAATCATCCAATTTATCAAATATCCTACCATAAATACTTGACTCCCAAGGATTGTCAAACACATTACCCTTCCCAACTATCCCCATTTTGTAAGAAGGAGCAGATTTAAGAGGGACACCACCGGTAAGGATATCAAATTCTGGATGGGTATCATCTAGAGGTTTATCATCAAGCTGTTTATAATATATAGGAGATTGACCGGATATCACACGATCAAGATCAGATCTATACATCTTTCTTGTTATATCCTCTATCTCTCCTCCATCTTGCTTATCTTCGATCTTCTCTCCCCATAGCCCATATTTCTCCATGGGCCATATGCCGTCTATGGCATCCACATAACCAACGGGATACTCCCCGTCCAGACGCCGGTTTCGCCGCTCGTCCGCCGGGTACAGGGCGTTGGCCAACGGCTGCGTGATATGACCCAACCCCTTATTCTTGGAACTCGACATAGCATCCACCACAGTCCGATATACAGGTCTTAATTTCTCAGGTAGATATAATCCCGCCTCATCAACCAACTCACCGATCTTCTTATTTATACCCCTGAGGCTAAAATTATAATTACCCATACCGTTCTTCAACGGGGACAACGTACCTCTTATCCCATTCATGCCTTTAACTGCGGCTCCTCCGCTAAGGATATCAAACTCCGGGGATACGTTTCTCAAAGGACTATCATCCATACCCCTGAAATACATAGGACGCTCGCCTCTTACGACACGATCAAGATCTCCCTTATACAAATCCTTTATCCATGAAGGGATTTCCTCCTTCTTATCTTTCTTAGCCATAAATCATGTTTTTCACAAAGATAGGCATAATAGCATGTAGATTAAAACAGTAAGCGGATACATGATTCATATCATCTACCCGCCTATACCATCAATGCATATGATAAGCCGCTAAGGCTTTCTTAGCCGAATCCCTCGACTTGTACTTGGCCGGCCATAATTTACCGGTCTTGTTGCTAACCACTCGCCAATTACTCCCTACTTTCTTAATGCATCCTGACTTCGGGCATTCGCCCTTCTTCTTACCGCTAGCTTTCCCTGTTGCCATAACATCAAATATTTAAATTACAATAGTACTTACCTTATAAGTATCATAATTAATTTTTATCTTACTCATTTTTGAAGAATTCGGATCAAAAAATACCAAATAAGCGGCATCATAAATATAACTTGCTATGATATATGAATTAAAAGTCGCCGTAAAACCGGAGCCAGATATCACTCGTGAAAGATACATATGATCATTATTTAGAATATAACTTTTTATATCATCATATTTTGATTTGGTTATAGATGATACTATATCAATAGTCCCAGGTTCTAATAGATAACTTGATATGTCTATACCTCTTATATCCTGATATAACCCATTATCCATCAATGCTTTATTCCCAGTCCCTTTCAACTTAAGATGAAGCTGATTATCAAAATTTATATTATCTTCTGTATTCCCAAAAGACCTTACAATAACTATCTCGGTGTCATCTGATGATGCTATATTTAAAGAAGATTTAATATATTCAACATTCAAATTAGGGTAAACAGATATAGATATATCTGAAAATCCCATATTAAGGGAATTATTTGAAGCGCTGATATAAATAGTGATACAATCATTCCTTTGATCATTAAAAACCGTCAAATCATTAATATTCACGCCACCTAACGCTTCCACAAAAGAATTGTTAGGTCTTATCATCCTGACATTGGACGTAGAACTACCATCAAACAACGACTTTATAGTATTATATTGAGATTGAGGCAAAGTAGTAGATTGATCTCCTACAAGCTGTAAGATGATAGCTAAAAAAGCATCCTCATCATCACTTTTAGCTACTGCGTCCTTCCACGTACCATCACCACAAAGGAACTTACCCTCATCCCCCTTAGCAGGAGCCGGCGCCAATCCCGCAGCGCCAGCCCCGGACGCCGTGGCGCCAACCATATCCTTGACCTTATCAAGTCTACTGTCTATTTGATTACCATCGTACTTACCAATAAAATCTTCCATATCGTTTTAATATACAAGGGAGAGGCGGCAAAATACCCCCCCCTATATGTTAATAAATCAATAAACTTTCTCCTCATTGCTAAACCAACGAACTATCATCTTGAACCGACTCTCAATGTCATTCACGAACCTAGCCAAGAACCAATCGCCACGAAGACGATCCCGCCACCTCCGATGATAATCGACAGCCCTAGGATCGATCTTCCGGTCAATATCATTCACGTCCTTGATCCATACCGGGAGGTTATTAGTATCGTCTTTGACCTCGTTAAAATAGTCATTTATATTTATCTTCTGATCAACCTCCGTCACCAGTATCTCACGGCTATCGTCATTGGTTACAGGATACCTTAACCGCTGGCTCATATCGTTCTTGTCAGCGATAACCATCCGAAGCTCACCGCTGTTGTTGGTATCGTTATAAAACCATGCCTTATTGAATCCGGTAGTCCTAAGAATTTGGTAATTAACCTCATCCTGATACCTTCTGGCATCCATCCTATATTGGTAGTTCGTGAGGATCTTATTCACATACTGCTCACGTACCGGTACCTCTATAACGAACGGATATAGCTTACCGTAAAATACTTGATACGATTGGTTGGTCAATCCATGAGACCATAACCCTATCTCCTGACTTTCACTTGAGTAGTTCTTTCCAGACTGGAAATAATGCTGGTGCTCGATATAATAATCAGGGGTGTAGGATAAATATGATTTCCACTCACCCTTCAGGCAGTTATATCCAACGGTGAACGAGACGTCCGTGAAATGACTGGCGTCCTGTAGCTCCACCGCCTGCCCGTTCCTGTAGAACCGGCCGCCACGGAATTGGTACTCGCTCGGATTCCCTACCGGTATATAATCTTTCTTGGTTATCAGAACCCTCTTGAACCGATTGTCCCAGCCCATGGATAGCCCTATACCAAAGAACTTGTTATCGATATCATAATAAGACAACTCAGCGTCCGTATCAGCGTTATATATCCGGCTACGGATGATCTTCATCTGAAGATGCTCCTTAAACCAGTTTCTAAGCCCCGGTGTGACCTCCGTAAGATTCCTACCATTAGAATCTACCTTAAACACCTGACCACGCCTTAAATCGACCCAAAAATGCCCAAACTCGCAACTGATCATATCCCGACTCTGGGTCCCGGAATATCCTAACGTCGTATTATTATACTCGATACCACGAGAGGCGAAAAGACCACCTGTCCCTAGCTCGCTATTCTCCGGGGATATTCTCTCCGCCAACACGTCTATGGCGTTATAAAGCCCTACCTGATTCTCGAAGCGAGCCAGTATCTGATCCGACTCTATCCCTTTCATGCTTATAAGTTTCCCGAAAGAGGTCTTGAACTCATGGTAATCCATAGGCTTGTACGACAGCCAAGGATCGGTCATGCCATTCTCCGACACGTCGGCGGTGCTCCATATGACGCCGTTGGGTCTTTGGTAAGCGCAGTCCCAAAAATTGCTATCATACGTCTCTGGTAATGACCTTCCGCCTAGCGTAAAACGATTCTTATACACAGGACTTATCTTAAACACATTATCCCTTGATATAGGGACATTACGCTCCTGAGTCCATGATATATAATCCCCTACCTCCGGATAAAATCCCTCATAAGGCTCAGGCCCGGCTATACGGAAATTGCAATTGATCTCAGACTCCACAAGAAACTGAGGTATGCCATAGAAGTATAGGAAGAAACGACCGCTAAGATACATATCTCCGGTCTTGCAAACCATCTCATAAGCGCTCTTCCGGCTAGGGAAAGAGTATAGCGATCCGGTATCCGTATCGGTCTTATTAAGATAATCTTCCCCGGTGTCGTAATTAACGAAATAACGGGGATACCCGATGTTCCGATAATCATAATAAGGGAATGGTATCATGTCCCCCTGACCGAACTGAGTCAAGTAAAACATAGGCATCTTCCTCTTAATCGAGAATCTTGATATAAATACATCACCTCCAAAAACAGGTTTACGCTTATTCTCATCCATCAACCCGCAACCGCCTAACGATACCCACCTGATATCCTCTATCTGCCCGTATTGAGCCGGAGAATATTTCTTTATCCTCATATAAGGACAGGATACGAAAGATTCACGTGTCATAAAATGAGGCGTCATACCAGCCACCTCATCGTTACGAATATTACACTCATCCTGAATACGACTGGTATCGTAACTTGAAACCAACTCCGGATATTCAAGCATATACTTATCCATACCAAATGACATGAACAACGAATGCTCACGATCGAGGTTGTTTATGATAATAGGCTTACCACCTACGGTTCCCCCTTGTGACGAGATGTCTGTAACCGGATACAACCCGCTCTTGATATATTTGGCCGTTGACAATCCACGTAGCTCCGACGCCCCTATTTTTTGGTAAAATAAATTATAATGAGCGACAGAAGTATAATAATAAGCATAGTTCCGTCTAGGTCCCCTATCTATCAATGCTGTTAACCACTGATACCTGTACTTGCCTATATCCACCACGGACTGGGCTGTGGCCTTGGCGATACCCGTAGCCAGACGGATAGCCGTCAGCGCTATGCCGACAGGGTTGGCTAAAAAGAACACGCCTCCACCGACATATTGCTGTGAAGCCGACTGATATGTATATTCAGCTATAGCGGATATTAAATTAGCCATAGCCTCCACCGTAGCCAATGATGTTGCCATACTGTAAGCCTTACTCCCTAATATCGTCCATTTAGGGTGATCCTCCACCTCCCTGAATATACCGGAGGATTTACCTAATTGATAACCATCAACAAGGCACTCGGTGGGAGCGTCAGGCTTGTTAAAGGCAATATCAGGGCTTAAGAATGAATACCAGATATTACCCCTCCTGTTAAACGGATGCGTTATAAATTTCTCACGATTAATATCCTTATAGATATACATATCATCAGACAAATCGTTGTAAGGGTAATTAGGATAAAGGTTAGCCGATCCGTCGGGATCATCGTACTTAAACATATCATAAGCCAGACCAGTTCCGATAACGCTCTTATCCAACGTCCTATCGCCCCTATACAACTCATATCCTATTATAGAATCTCTTCTAGCCTTATCTATAAGACCGTTCTCTACCGCTATATCCAGAAACTCATTAACGATATCGTCATCAAGCATCACCCCCATAGGATAAATATAGGAGTCAACTCCATATTGACCGGTCAGTTGAGACGGATTACCCATAAAAGGAGCGACAGAGTTATCCGGGAACTTGTAATGACGTATAGGTCTCTGACAAAACGTGGTTGACGTATTTGGGTACTCAGCGTTACCCCCATTACCGGTGAAATAAGACTTACCCCCAACTGATTTAGGAGACCCATAGTATTTCATCAAAGAATCTATTATGTCCTTCCTCTTTGATCCTCCCGATGATATCCCGATCTTACTTGAATCATACAACTCAAAATTAGCCGGATACTTATTGGTAGACTCCCAATATCCGAAATCACCGTACTGATATGGTCTGGGAGCGCAGTCAGCGGGTTTATCCCCACATGAGATACATTTCGCCTCATAGGTAACGAATCTCCTTAATTTCAATTCTTTTGTGAAGAAGAATACGTATTTCACCTCCAGTGGCCGAATGCCAAAACAGAACGGGGCAGGGAAGATGGCGGTGCCGGCCGTATAGAATCCGGCAAGCTCCTTCATGTCCTGCCTCATGGCGAAACCGGTGAAGAACACGCATACCGCAGGCTCGATGCAAACATATATCTTATGGAAAGTAGTCTTGTCATCATTCCAGAACAAGTACTTTGGCATCATAAATATCTTATGATCCACGTAATTCACTATAACACCTTTCTTGGCATCATTAGCCAAAGGATTAGGAGCCACGGTACCTTCCTTGTCCGAGAAAAACGTTATACGAACCTTATTGTATGATGACGAGTCGCCGATCGGATAATTATAGTTACCCATCATCTCTATATACATAATACCGTTATCAGGATCGGATAAACCACTTATGTATTTCTCGTAATCCAACTCCACCCATCTGGCGTATGAGGATACATGTGGATAGAACTTGAAATAAGTCAAGTTGCTTCTACCGAACCAATTGGTCTTGGCGTCAATATCATTCTGCATAGACACACGACCTTCCCAGTCAGTAGTTATACCGGTATTAAACTTAGAATTATCACCATCGCCAAAAAGACACATGGCGTTCTCGATACCAAACTGACTCTCATATTGGGGGAAATAAGCCTCCATCGTATCCATTAACTGATCAAGCATCGTCTCCGTATGCTTCTTTCCTTCCCATCCGGGATATTGATACAAATATGTGCACTTACCCAATGACCTACCCCCTTGGAATGTAGGAAGTTGAACATCGTTAATAGTAGGATTCACGTGAGGATCACCTACCGAACACCCATTAGTACATATACCCTCATCATATAACTGCCGGACATTAGACATATCCTGACACAAGACCAGGGCGGAGGAGTCTATATCAGACGGGAATTTATCCTCATCCTGACCATCCAGCCATTCCTGAACCAGATCTATGATATTCTTACCTCCACTGGAATAATTATCGAAATCACACAATACAGAGAACTTCCTTTGTGACTCGGCATTACTTTGTATTAATGTAGTAGGCTCGGTCTCCACATAATCACTAGCCAGCTTATATGTAAAATCAATCCTAGAATCCACCAAAGAGTTTTTATCCAATATAGTCCTGGTCTCTATCCTCTCGATATCATCACATCCACTAGGGAAATCGGGAGCCTTTATACCGTCTTGATCCTCTGGCAATGATATAGCAGCGCATAACTCGTCAGTAATACCTACATTAGATTCTATGATATCACACAAGTTCTCTATATTATCAGCGATATAATCAATAGCATCATCTACCGTAACATCTTCCCCCATCGTGTTGATAACGAATTGGGTCTCTCCTACCGTGGCATATTCCTGTTCTACATATCTGAGTTGCTTAACATCTAGCTGATTCTTGCATTCTCCCCCAAAATCATCAAATCCCCAAGACGGGTCGTTTATGATCTTTGCCGTATTCTTAAACTGCCAAAGATAACGGCGGCTGTTCCCGGCGCACTGCG